GGTGATCAAATCTGACAGTGCCGGGATATCGCTCATCACCGGGTAAATCCGGGACTCCATCCACGTGTCCAGCTCTGAATCCGGCACCTGAGCAGGCAGAAAAACTTCAATATGCAGCTCCGCCTGCCAGGTATCGCAGTCCAGCTCTTCGCCCGTGTATTCAGCGCCGGTGAGATAAACGGCAACTGCCGGAAAATCCGCCTCATCAAAAACAGCGGGGCGACCATCAAAAAACGTCGCCCCGGTGTCATGTTTCTCCAGTGCATCCAGTACGGCTGCACGGATATCCGTATGTTTCATCGCTTTATCGCAATTCTCAGTTGTTGTTTCAGGGCGTATTCCAGTTCTTTCGGCAAACGTTCACGCCGTATCTGTTCAATATTCTGTTTAAACGCCGTGGTCAGCGGCGCCGCCATCGGGATTTTCACCACATCAATGGGGTAACGGTTTTTCCCGGCCACACGCTGCATGACATGCCAGCGACCATTTTTTAATCGCTGGATAAATGCCCGCTGATAACGATGCTGACCGGCCCGTAGCGTACTGTTGGGACGACTTCCGGTGATCCGTATCCCCAGTTTGATGACAGGTAAATCACCGCGGTTAACAATGATTTTTACGTGCGGATTTTTGACCGTGGCCTTTTTCAGTCTGGCCCTTTCCTTTACCAGTTTTCGCCGCACCTTTGTCTCACGGGCAACCTGTGACGCCGACTGATTCATTGCCGTTGTGGCCACGCGGTTAATGGCCATTGCGGAGGCACCGGGCACTGCCGTTTTGCTGATGCGTCTGAGGTTTTCAACAGCCTGCTCAAGGCCTCTGATGGTCATACATCCCCCTGTCAGCGGCGACGGTTAACGGCAGGCGGTACGCCCCGCCCAAGCCAGAGATAACAACTCCCTCCGTCATCCGGAGAAACACGGTCCACCCAGAACATCTCGCCGTTAATGGTCAGCGTGTCACCACGCCGTACAGCACAAACCGTATCCGTAAGCACAAATAATGACGGATTACTTCCTTCAATACGGATCCCACTACTGGCAAAACCCAGCGACTCCGGATCGTCAAAAACGCCATGAACCTCGCCGCCACGCTGTGCACCGGAGGTGAACTGCGCACTGATGCCCATCACTTCAACAATCGTACTGTCCACCCCGGCAAGGGCGGCATCAAAGGCATTCTGAAAATCACGCATAAACAGCCATTCCACCATCAACGTGTGTTTTTGCATCTGAGGACATAATCAGAATCACCCGACCAACATCCGCAAGCTCAACGGATTCCCCCGTTTCACCATCAACGCCACAGAGATGGAGGCAGGTCAGAACTCTGATGCGCGTTAACGCGCCGGATGTTTCCTCACGAACATCATGAGCCGCGGTTTCCCGCTCCCGGATATCCATATTCATAACCTGTACATCATCACCGGATGACTGCATTTCCTCTTCCCATTCTGCCACCCGCTGCGCTATCTCTGCGGCACTCCCGGATATATCCGGCTCACGCCCCAGAATCAGGGCCAGTTCATCAAGCCGTTTCAGATTTTGCTCTTTCGTTGCCATACCAGCCCCCTGTGAAAAAAGACACGGAGGCATTTCGCCCCCGCTCACGGATTATTTCACCTGTACCACCACAAACTCATCCGGGTCCGGCAACACCATCAGCGGCGCGGACTGCGTCATGGTAAATTCACGGGCGGGATCCCCTACCGTCAGCCAGTGTTTCGGATAACGGGAAGAGGCCACCACACCTTCGGACAACGCCTGAGCATCCTGAATGGCACCGTAACAACGGATCCCATCTGCAGCAGTATTCCCCAGAACCAGCATGCCATCTGGAAGATAACGTTTTTCGATACCGTCTTCTGCTATATAAGACGTTTTCGCCACAACAATAGCCAGATCGCCGTAATACCCCTTGAAGGACACCACTGCGCCCAGATCTTTCACTGCCGTTTCGAGTTGAGAATTTGAACCGCGACGGGTATCCAGTTTTTCGCGGAACAGCTTAAAACCATTCAGAAGACGCCAGACGGTACCGTCCATAATGGCAATATTCACAAGACCGCTGGCCTGGTCGCAGTAGAGGTCAATATCATGTGTAGGATCGAACGTGTCACGATCCTGTTTTGACCACTCCTTACCACTACCCTGAGTGATGTTATTCTTCGTCGACCTGCCAAAATCGACCTCAATTTTCTCGAACTGGTCTCCTTCCATAGTGTATTTGCCATACAACACAGCATTTACCGCCTGCATTTCTTCCACCTGGACAATCGCGTGCTCTTCCTGTTTGAGGTTATCGGTAATGATACGCAGACGGCGGTAAGCCGGATCATTCAGTTGAGATGGATCTTCACCAGGAAGGCGCTCAACCGCCTGCTGGTAATTAAATTCGTGTTTCGGCTTGACGTAGCCCGGACGCAACACGCGGGTTTCACCACCACGATGACGCAGCACTTTTCCTTCAACAACCGGGGAGACATAGGCCGCCACCGGCGTTTTTCCGGTAATTTTGTCCAGCATCACCTCTTCGGTATGGAAATTCACCGTACGGCGGAAAAACAGCTCCAGAAACAGCGCACGAAATTTCACTTTTTGTTCGGTATAACCGAGTAACTGGCGGGTCGTAAACAATCCCATAAATCAGTTCCTTTCATTCAGAAATCAGTCAGGCCACCGCGGTGGCCTGATAACGTGTTACGGCAGCGCCGCGTGACTCAGGGCACTGCCGGCAAAGGCATTTGCCTTTTTGTGTTCATCCACACTGTCAGGCCAGCGGATTGCCTCCGTCGCAAAGGTTCCCGACTTGTAATACGTCAGCGCCGTCTCTGTGCCTTCAAGCGGCAGTACCAGTATGCCAACCGCACTACCGGCTTTCTGTCCGTCCCAGACCACCAGTTTCCCGGTGGCTTCATCCAGCATCAGGGGCGTCAGTGCCGGTGTTGGCGAGGAAATCCCGCTGCTGCCTGTGGCGGTATGAGCCGGATCATTACCGGCAAAAATACGTACTTCCGCACGCTGTTCAGTGATGGTTTTCGTCACCATATTGTAAAAACCTCCTATTGATGGTCAGCACTGACTTCATGGCATGGCCATGAGCATTTTTACGTCCGCATCACCGTCTGCTGACGTCTGTGGCACGCCACCCTGTACCGCTGTCGGTGAATGGTTCGCCATGAAATGTTCAAACATGGCGGTTGTGGATGCAGAGACCGGTTCTGCCTTACCTGATCCCGCAGCCAGCACAGCCCGGGCGCTCTCCACAGTCATTCCCGGGCAGGCAGCCAGCTGTTCAGCCTGCGCCTCAGCCCCTTTTGCCTCATCCAGTGCCATGATCTGATCACGGAGTGATGGTCCGGCATCCGCCTGCGGTGAAGCAGCCAGGATCGGGCGGGCTTTTTCCACCGTCATCTCCGGCATCGCCGCCAGCGTTGCCGCCAGTTGTTCACGACCGTTCGCTTCTTCACACGCCATAATGCGATCGGCTTCACTCTGCGTGGATGCCACCGGCTGCTGCGGTGCCGCCGCGGCCAGAATCGCCCGGGCCTGTTCAACGCTCATGCCCTGTTGTCCTGCCAGCATCGTGGCAAGCTGTTCACGTCCTTTCGCTTCCTGGCATGTCAGGATCCCCATCACTCGCTGGTTCTCCTGCGCGGCGGCTTCCGTTGCAGTTAATTGCGGCATAGTGCCTCCTCTGACATTACTGTTCAGCGCCGTGGCCATCACACTGATGGCATCCGACGCATTGATTAATTCATCCGCCAGCCCGGCCTCAATGCCAGACTGACCTTCAAAAACGGCGGCCTCTGTTCCCGTGACTGCATCAACAGACAGACCGGTAAACATCGCCACTTTTTCGGCAAACATCCGGCGCGCCGCATCAATCCGCTGCTGCATGTCCTGGCGAACCTCTGCCGGCAACGCTTCAAACTGATTGCCATCCACCTTGTGCGCCCCTGAGTAAATCAGCGTGATATCCACACCGCCCTGCGCCAGATGACCGGCATAGCTGACATGGCTCATCATCACGCCAATGGAGCCGATACGGGATGTCTGGGTAACCAGTCGTCGGGAGCAGGCCGACGCCAGCAGCATGGCTGCAGAACAGGCCGTGTCATTGCACAGTGCCCAGACCGGCTTCTGCTGACGGAGGCGGTAAATAATGTCAGCGCAGTCAAACGCGCCGGCGGCCTGCCCGCCCGGACTGTCAATGTCCAGCAGTACGCCCCGCACCTGGCTATCCGCCATTGCCTGCTGAAGACAGGCGACAATACCGTCATAGCCTGTCATTCCGGAAAATGGCCGCATACCACCCAGCCGGTGCACCAGCGTGCCGGTCACCGGCAGTACAGCAATACCGTTCACCACCCTGTAAACACGGGCCGGTCGTTTACCTCCGGCCATGTACTCGTCCGTTTCAGCCAGCATTCCGGGAGCATCAAACTGTACCTGCTGTTGTGGTACCGAAAGACTTGCTGCCCCCATCTCGCGCCCGAGCGCGCAAAAGAAAACCCGCGCATAGGCGGGCTCCAGAAGCAGCGGTTCATTGAATGCTGCGGCAATAATGTGTGAAAGATTACGTCTCACGTGGTGTTGTCTCCTCTTCCGGCCTGCGACTCTCCGCTATCTGCTGCTGATACGCCTGCGCTATCCACACCGGACGTGAGAGTCCGGCTTTTTCCCGCTCTGCAGATTCCCTGACCTGCTGGCGGAAAATCTCCTGATAATCCTCACCCATCAGCGCCAGCTCTTTCTCATACGTGCTCAGTCCGGCCTCAATGCGCATCACTGATTCCTGAACCTCCTTGAGCCCGTCAATGGCCATTCTTCCTGAACCAATCCACTCTGCCCGTGACCAGGCAGAACGCGCCTGATAAAAATCAAAACGCGCCCGTGGCAGGCGGATAATTCCCCGAAGAAGCGCCTCTTCCAGCCAGCAGGAAAACATCTGCGTGGCCAGCCGGGAAGCAATAAATTTTCGCCGTCCCATAAAATAACGCCACGACTCATTGGCTGAGGCGCGGGCACTTGAGTAACTGACCTTCGAGTAATCACGGGACAACTGTTCGTAGGAAACGCCAAGACCGGCGGCTATATACCGCAACAACGCCTGTTCAAGCGCAGAAAATCCATTGTCTGAATCCTGCGCAGTCTGCAGTTTCAGATCATCCCCGGGAAAAAGGTGCGGAATTTTGACGCCGCCCAGCGTCACGTTATTCGTGTCATACCAGCGGGTGAACTTCTCCAGAATATTAATAAGCGGATTATCCTGCTGACCTTGCGGCGCACCCGGAAAACACCGTGTTTTTTTGACCTCTGATAAACGATTTCGCCATCGATCCCCCCGATGTCCCAGCAGATACGGGAAATGGTCATTTCTGTTCCGTCTGCATGACGGTATTTTTATTGATCGCCGCATCCACACGTAACAGCGTCTCTTCTTCATCGGGACGTCCCATAATAATGATTTTATCCACCAGAAAGGCTTCCTCTCCCGGAGCCCATCCCCAGACATACATCTCAAAACGGTTTCGCTGCGAGTCAATGCCCGCCGTCAGATAAACCGCCCGGGCAGGCACCGCCGCCGTGTAATGAACAACCTTATCCATCAGTACCTGGTGATCGAGTTTTTCGCCCACGGCCTCTTCCCAGGTCTCGCCCAGCGTGGTGTTCACAAAGGTTTTCACGCCGTTGGGATCTTTCAGTGCATCCAGCCAGTCATAGACTATCTGTACCCAGGTGGTGAACGGACTGTACGCAGTCCAGATATGGAACGTGATGGAGCGCGGCGGCGGAATTTCATCACCCCGGGCGCTGAAAAACATCAGGCCGTCACGGGTCCACATGCCCGAGTTTTCACAGATCCACCGCCCGTTACTCTGGTCAAGCTCAGACTGATGGATCACACAGCCATGATGCTCACAAAGGTAGAAAGCACTTTCGGGTCTGTCCTTCTCCCATTTAAGGCCAAAAGGCGTGGACTCATCGCCAAATTTCAGATACTGCTCCTCCCCACAATGCGGGCAGGGCACATAAAAACGCATGAAATGTGCCGACTCGTTAGCGGCTTTTTCGATCTGACAGGTGCCTTTGATTTTAGGCGTTGAGCCGCGAATGGATTTTGGCCATACAGAGCCCTCAATACGTTTATCCCCCAGCAGGGTTGGCGAGCCCTCTTTTTCGACATCCGGTTCGAACGAGGAAAGTTCGTCATAGCAGACCACATCCACGGATTTTTCACGGTAGTTTTTGGCGGCAGCGCCGCCCAGGCACCAGAAACCGACGCCAGATGAAAAGCGTTTCAGCGTGAGAGTATTGTCACGATGTTTACGTCCCAGCCATGGGGAAATGACTTTCAGGCATGGCACGTCCCGAATCGTCGCCTCCACGTGAGACTTCATAAAATCTTCAGCGGCAGAATCCGTGGGCTGAAAAAGCAGACTGTTTCGGGATTTATGCTCAATAAAATACCCGACCACCCCCAGCAACATCTTTGTATAGCCAACACGGGCAGATTTAATCAGATTAACAGTGCGGATCTGATCATTCCCCATGCTGTTCATGATGGCGATCTGGAATGGCAGCGTTTTCCATTCTCCCTCACCATATGAAGATTCTTTAGGCAGATAATAATTTTGATCAGCCCATTCAACTGGCGTCACCGGCAATGCCCTTATCAGGGGCTGTAATGCAGTTGTGACAGCGCTCATCATATTATTCAGTTGTTGCTCTGATATATTCATCAAGTAAATCCGGTAATTTATCCCCTGCCCGCGCACACTGATTTGCCCCCTTAGCAATAAGGTTTTTCAGATGGTCAAGATGGCGCGGTGTTAAATCAGGAAACTGTCGCTGCATGGATAAAGGGATGGAATCAAGCGTACTGGATAACGCCATTGCCAGCTTACTGAGGGCAAAAATACAGAACCCGGTGTCAATCAGTTTTCCTTTTGACACCTCATTTTTTAACTGCTGTGTAACAGCCTGTTCTGCTGTCAGTTCCCATCTGGCAATAAGCAATTTCTCTTCATAGTCTTCTTTGCTATCGCCATCAGGCACATCGTTTTTACTTCTTCTCAGATACGATATGTAAAAATCGCGCCAGGCATCCAGATCCAGTTGCCCTCGCTTATTCGAGATCGGGGCACCCGGTAATTTCTGCAATCTGCGAAGCTGGCGATCGGTCAGACTCAAATGCCTGGCAACTTCAGTCTGCGTAGCCACTCCTCACCTCGCAAAAACTCTTACCTCACAATCAGCACAAAACCGGTCATGTCCGGTTTACATGTCCGTTTTTTGCACATGTCCGGTTCACGGACAGCCTGTTTTTATATTTTTCATATAGTTAACTTGCAGAGAAACCGGACATGGATCCCGGAAAATTTTCATAAATAGCGAAAACCCGCGAGGTCGCCGCCCCGTAGCCTGCAGGATCGCCGGAAAGGACCCACAAAAATGATAATAATTTCATGTGAATAATGCTCATCACAACGATGTGTGTGAGCCATCAAACAACGACAAATAATCAATTATGGCGCAGATATCGTATTAATTGCCCCACATCAACTTAACGTAAAAGCAACTTCATACAATACAAATCAGCAACACTGAATATGAGCAACATTATGTCATCGAAGAACAGAACCCGAAGAACAACAACCCGCAACATCCGATTTCCAAACCAGATGATTGAACAAATTAATATTGCTCTTGACCAGAAAGGTTCAGGGAATTTTTCAGCGTGGGTTATTGAAGCCTGCAGAAGAAGATTAATTAATGAAAAATATTCTCAATTTTTACCCAACAAAGACAAACACGACCAGAGCACCTGTTCAGACAGGTTTACTTAAATGACTTATATATGACACAAAAGCGACCACTAAAGTCGCTTTTTATTATGGTAACAGGCAATAACTCTCTCAGATATTTTTTTAGCATTTTTTTTGACCGTCGCGTTTCCGGACGTATTCTGTTCTCCTGTCCCTTTATATCGTCGGAATACCCGCCGCTCTTCAAATCCCATTCCCAACTCAGAATGTAGTCTGTTGACCGCTTGTTTTATTTCTGTCAGGTTCATCGGTGAAACCGGTAGTCCGGCGCGCCTTACGCAAACACTCTGCTCGTTTCTGTGCCGCCACTTTTCTTTTCTGGTCATCACTTAGCTGTACCATCACTTTTGCCCATCGTTCAGCTGCTCTCCGGTACAGTCCTTTTTTCTCCAGACATTCTGCCAGGTGATCATGTAGCATAAGTGACCTCCGATTATCTACAGACTGCTATCCTGAATTTACCTTCCTTTAATGAAATAACAATAAAAAATAAATCACAGAAAAACAACAAAACAACACACAAAAAAACTAAATAATAAACCCAAATAATCACCTTATTTTATTATTTTTTGAGAGAGCTATTACTGAACAAAAAACGCTGACTATATACTCAAAACCAAACAACTATTCTGCCAATCAGGTATAATGGCAACACAAGGAATTACCGTGTTTTTGCCTTCTCTGCCCATACAATACGGACATATACTTCATACTCTATTGTAATATTTCCATCCATGCGAACAACTTCATTTATCTGTAAATAATATTCAAAATATTTATCACAGAAATCGTTTTTGGCCATGATCTGAGCACACTATAAAGTCCGGAACTGACTTTTTGTTAAATTACCTTAACGTTACCAGTAACACCTTCATAACAAAACATCACGGTATACACTGGGTACGGATATATTCCTGTGCTCCTTCCAGTTGCTTCTGCATTGTCATCAGCCGTTCTCTGAGGATGAAATAATCCCGTTCAGCGGTGTCTGCCAGTCGGGGGGAGGCTGCATTATCCACGCCGGAGGCGGTGGTGGCTTCACGCACTGACTGACAGACTGCTTTGATGTGCAACCGACGACGACCAGCGGCAACATCATCACGCAGAGCATCATTTTCAGCTTTCGCATCAGCTAACTCCTTCGTGTATTTTGCATCGAGCGCAGCAACATCACGCTGACGCATCTGCATGTCAGTAATTGCCACGTTCGCCAGCTTCAGTTCTCTGGCATTTTTGTCGCGCTGGGCTTTGTAGGTAATGGCGTTATCACGGTAATGATTAACAGCCCATGACAGGCAGACGATGATGCAGATGAGCAGAGCGGAGATAATCGCGGTTATTCTGCTCATACCTCACTCTCTCTGACCGTTCCGCCAGCTTCTTTGAATTTTGCAATCAGGCTGTCAGCCTTATGCTCGAACTGACCATAACCAGCGCCCGGCAGTGAAGCCCAGATATTACTGCAACGGTCGATTGCCTGACGGATATCACCGCGATCAATCATAGGTAAAGCACCACGCTCTTTAATCTGCTGCAATGCCACTGCGTCCTGGCTTTTGGGGGAGAAGTCTTTCAAACCAAGCTGTTTACGGTAAGCATCCCACCAGCGTGAAAGAAGCTGATAACGTCCGGCGGCTGTTGATTTGAGTTTGGGGTGTAGCGTGACAAGTTTGCGAGGGTGATCGGAGTAATCAGTAAACAGTTCGCCGCCAACAATAACATCATAACCGTGGTTACGTGTCGGTTGTCGCCCGTTATCCGTTCCTTCTGACCACGCCAACATATCGAGGAAGGCTTTACGCTGAGGATTAAGATTTTGCATTTTTCACCCCTGTCAGTCGTTCCCAGAAGTACGTCAGTGCAACCGAACCCATCGCACCACTAATCCCCGCTGTCGCGAGAATCATGTAAATACTGAATCCACTTTCGATGCTGATCAGGCCACCAATAACACCGGTGAATCCTGATACCACTATTTGAGCCAGAGCATTTATCCAACTCCACGTTGCTTTACTCTGCTTCACATCTATCAGGTAGCGGACCAGACCGCCCCAACCTGCGATGATCAGCAAAACGAGCCAGAACGCTCCGGCAAGGCTCTCTTTTTCGTGCATATGAATAGCCAATGTTTCGCCGCCGACAAAAGGCCGGGACGTTAAATGTCAGAAATCAGGCTCACGGGGTAATTTAACGACAAAGCACGGAGTTGATGCTCCCCACAAGCCTAGAATAAAAAAGCCAGCATGTAGCTGGCAACAGAGGGCTAAGCAATATCAACTCAACAGCTGAAGACCCCCTGGCTGGGGTAGGTTGGAAGGCTACTCACCGTTCAGAAACAGAAAAGCCCAAGGCTTTAAACCTCGGGCTTGAATTTGGATTACTGCCAGTGCGTACAACATTGGCAAAATATCAGATTTACATAAAATATATGATTTTTAATCCAGTTTTGCAATATCTTGCTGTGAAAATGTGGTCTTTTGTTTTGAACGTGTTTTCGTTAAAAGCAATAAAGCTTGGCTATCAAGCTGTAGAAAAATGTGTTTCATTGCAACCCAGCGTTCAGTAAATGTCTCAGACCAGTTTTTTGATGTCACTCCCACCAGTGATGCCAGCTCCTGGTATTCATAGGTCTTACCCCCTGCCAGCTCGTTCTTCACATCCTGTGCCGCCAGCCAGATCAACTTCTTCAAACGTTCCAGTGTCTTACCTGCAATTTTCCTGGTACCCAACAGAGTCTTAAACTCGCTCCATGCCCACTGCGTTATGGTGACCTGATGTTCCCAGCGAACACTTTCGCTGTAACTCCACAGCAACCACGCTTTCTGATGTTCTTCGAGAGACAGAACCGCGCGGCGCCATGACGAGGTTGAGAACTCAACCTGGCTGACCAGTGCAATGGATGAACCTTTTGCGTACGACTGCTTACCGGAAATCGGCGGATTATCCAGCGTAATCATCCTGCCAGTTACCTCATCCAGAATGCGCGGCTTCTTTCGTTTGTATGTACCAGTATCAAATTGTGCATGCTCCAGCCAGGCTTCAAGCTGTCCTTTCGTTGCTCCGCTCAAATCAGCGGTAGCCACAATGAGTTGCTCGCGGACATACTGTAAATATTGGGTATTCATGCGGCAGCTCCTTTCAGTGTTTTGGCGTAATTCTTCAGTATCCGGTAATCGGTCAAAACAGAACCAGGAAAACGATATAAGCGCAGGCGCATCCAGCGGTGGCGAAGACGTTCTGCCATATAAGACTCAAACATCATTCATTCCCCAGTTCGGTGATGGTCAGCTCCAGCTTCCCACCTTTGGTAACGGGCATCTTCACAACACGGTAATCAACGACCTGTGCATCATCCAGCCAGAAACCTGCTTTGGTGAGTGCGTCAAAAGCGGCTTTTTGCAGATTATCCAGGTCACGGCGACGGCGATCCGGCATGTGGCACTCAATACGGATTTTCACTGGCATAGCCAGGCCGATATCCAGCATGGAGCCTTTGATGATTCGGGCGACGTTATCACGGTATGCCTGCCCTTCTGCGCTGATGTGCGTGCGCCCGCGATTATGCCGGTAGTAGCGATTATTGCTCGGAGGCCAAGGTAATGTGATGCTGTAGGTATTCACGCCTTAATAACCCCCTCTTTCAGCCAGATAACCTGTGTTCTCGCCATACCTTCCAGCGCGCATTCTTTTGCATATGCAGCATCGACAAAATGTGTGCGGCGGTCGATTTCGTCGTGGCAGGCAGAACATGCAATGGTGGCAATCAAGTCTGGCGGTTTGGTACCGGTGCCGCACAATCCAGTCAGCCGGATATGTGCCAGTACAGACGTTTCAGGGTTGCCATTACATACGCCAGGGATTCTTACTTGGCATTCCCGACTACGCGCTGCTTTTCTCAAATCAGCCATGATTCCTCCTTGCTGCCAGTCGCAACCATTTTTTATCAACCAGGCTGGCGGTATATCCGAGCAGTGTTGGTATTTCGGATGGCTTCAGCTCAGGTTTACGCTTACGACGATTTGGTACTTTGTAGATGTGTCCGTTCATGACACGAATAAGCGGTGTAGCCATTACGCCTCCTGCTTGTCGCGCAGCAGCTGGAACTCGCAGCTCTGTGGAATAGTCAGGTGGCAGCCAATATTCATCGCCCAGGCTTCAACCTTACACAGGAAGACATACATCTCTCCGGTACCAAGATCGGAGGTATGGCGTAACGACTGGATAGTAGTGATTTCGCCGGTTACGACATCAACCAGGTCCTTGGTTTCATAACCGAGGTATGTGTGTTTGAGAGCATCTTTTACCCATGCTGAAGTAGCGAACGATTTCCCCCTGCTGATGAGGTATTCACTGATTTCGCTGTACCACATGTGGCTGAGTGCATTCTGGGAAAGACTGCGTTTCTCACGCCACGGTTTAAGCACCATGCGAAAGCATTTTCCGTTCTCCAGATAAGGCTGGATCTGCTGGCCGATAGCAGTGAAGTTACCGCGATGCAATTTGATACCGTCTTGTGGGAGGTTCACGCTTCACCTCCGCAGAGGTCAAACGTTGGATGCAAAGAACCACAGGTGCATTTCTGCATCAGTGAAGGGAGAAGAGAGTTTGGATTGTATGTGCGCATAAACGTCCCCGTTTAGCGCAGAAGTCACCGGAGTTGTTCAGGCTCCGAGGACATTATTATTGCTGGTTGATAATGGAAAATCAAAGCTTACTAAGCTGAGGAGGATTTCTTGGGGTGATATTTACGGATTGCAGCATCAATACGGACGCGGGATGGTAAGACATCGAATGCTATGTTGTAGTATTCACTATCAAACGCTTGATGTCTCACAACATTAAATTCTTTAAACTCAGTCACTTGGTAAACCACTGGTTCATTGGAATTGGTAGAACGCACTACCGATTTCGTTACCACGCTTATCTTATCAAGCCCTGCTTCATCGTTCTTTATATCGCCTTCATAACCTAAACCAAAAACTAAGTAATCTTCCACGTTAAGCTCCTATAAGAGTTTGTTATATGTCGTTTTTGGCCAATTATTTCATTAAACTTTTTGAGACAAATACTTGTTCGCACTTTGCCATATATGGCTCTCTGCCTGATACTTCATGGTATAGAGCATGATTTAGCATAATGTTTTTCATGCTTTCTTCGCAGTCTTTCCTGCTATAAAAGACGTTTACCGGCTCTTTTGTGGTGTTGACATTCACTACGTCCACTGAACAACCTGACATATTGCTGAGGCTAGCACAGGTGCTCAAAACCAGCACAAATAGTTCGTGCATAAAACGACTCCCTTATCTATGTGCTGGTTATATTGCCCAAATTCTAATAGAAATTACGACTATTTTTTAACGGCAGCAACATCTTGTATTCCTAAACTTAGCAGAAGGCGGTGGGTAAAGACGGTACCATAGTGTCATTTCGATGGCCTCCTGTCGAAAACAATAGGCCTTCGATGCTAAGTTGTGTATACCAACAATACCCGTTTCATCGCGGCACTCTGGCGACACTCCTTAAAAATCATATTCGTGCTCACCTTTCCTTCCCGTTCTTCCTTGGTAGCAAACCGGTAATACACCGTTCGCCAGACCTTACCTTCGATAACCAGAAGACCTGCCCGTGCCATTTTAGCCGCGGCCTGATTTATGCTGGTTACTGTTGCGCCTGTTAGCGCGGCAACGTCCGGCGCACAGAAGCTATTATGCGTCCCCAGGTAATGAATAATTGCCTCTTCGCCCGTCATACACTTGCTCCTTTCAGTCCGAACTTAGCTTTAATTTCTGCGATCTTCGCCAGCGCCTGAACACGATTTAGAGGTCTGCCGCCCATGACAGGAAGTTGTTTTACTGGTTCAGGTATCGTCTCACCACGGTTAATTCGCGCTGCCATACAGGTCAGTTCATCGGCAGCCTTGCGTCGTAATTCCGCGTCAGTCAGCGCATTGGCCCGCATGTTCTGGTACAGGTTGGTAACCAGCCAGTAGTGCGCGTTCGATTTCCACGGATAAGACTCTGCATCCGGATACAGGCCTCGCTTCCGGCAATACTCGTAAACCATATCAACCAGCTCGCTGACGCTTGGCAGTCCGGCGATAACGGATGCTTCTTCCCGGCACCATGCAACAAACTGCCCGGGTGATGGCAGAAATGGTCGATTCTGCCGACGGGCTACGCGCATTCCTGCGTTAACCTGTTCCATTGTGGTGATCCCGTTTTCCCGGAAAGCCAGAACCCACTGGCGGCGGATTTCGTTCAGTTCGTTCTGGTCCCGGTTAGCCAGGCTCGCCGGGAAAGTTGCCAGTAACTGGCTGAACACACCGTTGATGATCTGCGCTACCAACTGTACCTGCGGCTTTTCGTCGTACTGTTCCGGCATGTTATTGGCGATCCGGCGCATCTGCTCACGGTCAAAGTTAACCATCTGTGCGGCGATGTTTTTCATAAATCCACCCCATAAATCCAGTCAGTGTTTGTCAGGTCCAGTTTTGATTTTCCGGCTGTCACGCCAGCCTGTTGCTTGTTACGGTTGATTTCGAGTTGGGTCCACTTGTCGCGGAGTTTGGCCGGACTTAGCACGTTACCGGACCAGAAGTTGTCCTGGCATGCCCAGCGGAACAGCACGCACATGTCGCGGTGGTTACGTCCGTCACGTTCACGCATCAGGCGGATATCGTTAGCCCACCCTGCAAAATTCGGTTTTCTGGCTGATGGCGCGATGGTCTTCACCATGTCAAACATCCACTCTGCGGCGGTCAGGTCTTCTGCTGTCCCCCACCTGCTGCCGCTCTGAATTGCAGCATCTGGTTTCTCCACAGGAAGATCGTTTTCTGGTTGGTCAGAGGATTCGCCAGAATTCTCGGACGAAAAAGGTTTTATATTGTCTTTTGTTAGTTTGTCTTTTGTGTTTACCTGATTCGGGTAAACGCCTTTACCTGATTTGGGTAAACTTTTCTTACCTGATTCAGGTAAATTTACCTCTTTCAGGTAAACTTTATTTTTCTTACCTGATTCGGGTAATGTTGACCATTCACTGACCACATTATTAATGCCGATATTCCGCCCGCTCTGAATAAGAATCCCACGCTTTACCAGAACGCTTTTTGCAGAAGAACACTTGTGCGGCAATATCCCGGTCAATTCGGAAAGTTGCTCGTTGCTCACCCAATCCAGTTTTTTATTAAAGCCATATGTTTTGCGCATGACAGCCAGGAAGACCAGAAGCTGGTGCTGTGTTAATCCGGCCAGCATCACAGCTTCCAGCAACTCATTTGCAATGCGCGTATAACCATCATCGAGATCTGCCACGCGCCGCTCCTTTTGTGCCTCATCCGGCACTGGAAAATTGAATATCTCAGCAGTGTTTGCCATAATTCCTTCCGCAATGAGTGCGTTACGATTTGCACCTGAAAGTCGGCTCTGTTCCCGCAGACCGGCTTTCGCCATTTCTGAACCTGTCATATTGCCCCCAGCATGGTGGTAACCATCGCCATTAATGGACCAGCCAGATCCGGGTCCACACGAAACATCGACACAATACCTTCACTCATTTCCTTCAGTTTCTGGTGGCGTGGTGCGTTGAGAATGACCGCCTGCTTTGCCTCACTGAGTTCCTTATCCATTTCAGCCAACCGAGCCATGAAGCTATCCTGCTCAACCAGGTGGCCGCGATATTCCAGCGGTAGTACCGCCAGAATTGCCGGGGTCAGTTCACGCACGTTATTTCGGTATTTTTCAGAATCGAATTTGTTATCGAGGAAACGGAACAGCTTCTGGCGTGCACGGCTGACATCATCAGGGAAATCGATGGTGCCGCCGCCCTGCTCCCGATACTCATTCACAATGAGTGCGGCAACAACATCCTGATTATCTGCAGCCGACCAAGCGCGAACGGCATCACGGATTTTTTCGTGGCCTGGCGCCTGTTTTGTTTGAGAACGATTTATCACCGCAGTCGGGCTAAATCCGCTAGTCTGTTGGTATGTAAGTGGTTGCATAGTCATTGCCTTATCAGTTAACGCCGCAGTTTAGGCGGCAGAATTACTCGCGTTAAACAATGGTGCAAGGTCGGGACGAATATCTGCTGGTTTAATCTTTCCACCAGTGGCTGAGACAATTTTCATTACATAGCGGGCATCAATTCCGCCACCGTGTAGCCAACGCCAAACAGTGGGCTGGGCTACACCGCATAGATCTGCCAGTCGTTTTTGACTACCTGTAATACTGATTGCGAGTTGAATGGTTTGATTTGTCATTATCAATTCCTATTGGTATTACAATGAATGGATAATAGCAATGCGTATTAATCCAATCAATAGTAAAACGTGTTTTGACCATCAATACGCAAGCGTATAAATTAAAACTTATGAAAAAAGAAACTCTTGCTGATCGCTTAAACCTAGCGATGGAACAATCTGGAATGTCTCAAGGCGCTCTTGCAAAGGCGTCTGGCGTAGCTCAACCCACAATCTGGAGACTGACAAGCGGCAACGCACGCGGCTCAACAAAAATTGTTGAAATAGCTAATGCATTGGGTGTTCGAACAGAGTGGCTCTCATCAGGCATAGGCCCGATGAGAAATGACGGTCAACAATCAGGGAAGCCTGCTGTCAACCATTCCAAATACTTCAAGATTGACGTTCTTGATATAGAAGTCAGTGCTGGGCCGGGTGTCATCAACCGTGAGTTTGTAGAAGTCCTACGCTCGGTTGAGTACTCGTTTGACGATGCTCGTCACATGTTCGATGGCAGGAAGGCAGAAAATATCCGCATCATTAACGTACGCGGTGACAGCATGTCAGGAACGATCGAACCAGGTGATCTTCTGTTCGTTGATATCACTGTTAAATCTTTCGACGGTGATGGTATCTATGCGTTTCTGTACGACGACACAGCCCATGTAAAGCGCCTGCAAATGATGAAGGATAAGCTGCTGGTTATCTCTGATAACAAGAGCTACTCACCATGGGACCCGATCGAAAAAGACGAAATGAATCGGGTATTTATATTTGGGAAAGTTATTGGGAGCATGCCACAGACATATAGAAAACATGGGTAGATTATTAATGACAGATTTCATCAAGATAACCAGATGATGTTTTGGTGAGACATGCTGACATCCTCATAATTTATAGAATGGATGTTTCAAGCAGAGCTTAAGGTATATGGATATGTCAAAAAAAAATTTTGAATTCAAAAATTACCCAATAGTCTTTATTGGCTCAGGCATTTCAAAAAGATATTTAGAGAACTACCCAACGTGGGAAGAGCTATTAAACGAGTATTGGAAAATAACAAATCCCACAAATGATTTCTATAGTTATCTTTTAACAATAAAAGAATCACATAAAAATAACAGTGATAATGATATCGATCATAAGATTTATACAGAGGCAGCAAGTAAAATTGAAAATGATTACAATCTATTGTTTAGGACTGGCAAATTAAAATTAAATGGACTAGATGCCAAGAGGGTTTTTAGTGAAGATATTTCACCATTTAAATACGCTATATGCCAAAGATTTTCTAATAACACAATCAGAAAGGATGTAAATCTTGATGAATTAGCATCATTTAAAACATTAATAAAAAAGGCCAAGATAATCATCACTACAAATTATGATGCTTTCATAGAAAATTTACTTCAAGAGCAAAATGTAACTCCAAAACTCTATATTGGAAATAATGGTTTTTTCGAAGATACTATTGGATGGAGTGAGTTATACAAAATCCATGGTGATATAAAGGATCCACACTCAATAATCATAAATAAAGATGATTACGAAAAATATGACAACAAATCTATACTCATTAGTGCCAAGATACTATCTAACATGATTAAAAATCCAATAGTTTTTCTTGGATATTCTTTAACTGACAGGAATGTAAAGAAACTTCTTTCTGATTTTTCCTCACAACTACCTAGAGAAGATGGTCGAAAATCAGCTGAAAGAATAATTTTGATTGAATATAAAGAGAATGAACAGGAAGTAGTACCAAAACAGATTACCGATCAACAGCTACAAATTACATATACATCTGTTAAAACAGATAACTATAAACAGATCTATGATGAGATCAGTGCTGTTGATGAAGGGCTCTCACCTTATGATGTTTTAAGGTATCAAAGAGCCATCAAAACACTTATCATTAATGAGGGTGAAAAAGGGCACTTAGATACTCTATTGGTTTCACCTTCTGACTTAGACAGACTTGAAGAAAGTGTTAAACAAGGAAAAAATTTAGTTGTTGCTCTAGGCGATAAAAAGTATGTATTCACACAAGTTAAAGAAATAAATTATCTTGAAGATTACTTATTTAATAAAAATGAAATATCTAATAAATTAGCCATAGATTTCATATTAGGCTCAGTAAACTCATTACAACTTCCATTTTCAAAAACTATAACCTCATGTAATTTGAAAGAGTTAAGTTTGCCAGCTAAATATGTGTTAAAACTAAATCAACGCATTGAACGCCACGGAAAACTAGACGACTTGCTCAATAAAATCACCTTAGATAAAATCAATGCAAATAAAATTTACACCAACATCAAAGATATAAAGGATGCAACGTTCAAAAAGTACAAAGAATTGTCTATAGTCATTAAGAACATAAAAAATATCCCCAAAGAGGAGATTGAAGATTATGTTAAAAAAGAAGCGTTTGTTCAATTCAAGACATGCGACGTTGACAATTTAAAAACCCAGTATAGGAAACTATTTCTTGCCTACGACTTGTTGATTCATGGAAATGTTGAAAAGATAAATTAAATAAACGCCCCGTACAAAGCGATGGCGGGGCTAATAAGTCATTTATGTATCATTTAGCAACTGACTAAAAAAAATACACATAAGAACTCAGACTACCAATATTCGATTAAATTTGCTGCCAACCTACCGAGCTCACCACAACCCGATGCCCCTCTGTCACGAGGCACATTAAAGCTGTACAAATTTCAGCCACACCAATAAGTCTTCATACTCTTTTTTATAAAAATTCATTTAATTATCAATCAGAACAAGTATATCAAACATTATCAATACCAATTGCTATTGACTACACCAATAGCCATTGCTATTGTCATGCTATTGCATCGATGTTGGTATCACAAAATTTATAACTTCACCGTTGCGATGACCGCTTAGATCCGCAGCTTGAATTTCGGCAGGCTCCGGGGAGTGCGAGGGGTGAAACGGACGCGTGAACGTCGGTGTGACCAGCTGAAATCAACTCAACACTTCATACCTCAGTCGCTTCAACGAGGCGGCTTAGTTATGACAACCGGCGGCCATCCACCGCCTGAATACGCGCAGAAGTCTATATATGTTCAGCAGCCCAGCTTACGGGCAGGAGTTTTTATGGTTCATCAACATTACGGAACGCAGACCGTTAATCGCGGTGCGGTCATGCCAGGAATGCTGGTCAAACACAAAGATGGTACCTGGACTGCATCAGCTAATTTACGCGGACGGCTATATCTGCATCGCGGCATCGAGCGCACTTATACCCGTGATTTGCTCGTGGAAGTTTTTCTCGACGGACGCGGTAACGGCCTGAATCACTAATCCCCTTTCCTGTTTTCCTAATCAGCCTGGCATTTCGCGGGCGATATTTTCACAGCCATTTTCAGGAGTTCAGCCATGAACGCTTATTACATTCAGGATCGTCTTGAGGCTCAGAGCTGGGCGCGTCACTACCAGCAGATCGCCCGTGAAGAGAAAGAGGCAGAACTGGCAGACGACATGGAAAAAGGCCTGCCCCAGCACCTGTTTGAATCGCTATGCATCGATCATTTGCAACGCCACGGGGCCAGCAAAAAAGCCATTACCCGTGCGTTTGATGACGATGTTGAGTTTCAGGAGCGCATGGCAGAACACATCCGGTACATGGTTGAAACCATTGCTCACCACCAGGTTGATATTGATTCAGAGGTATAAAACGGATGAGTACAGCACTCGCAACGCTGGCTGGGAAGCTGGCTGAACGTGTCGGCATGGATTCTGTCGACCCACAGGAACTGATCACCACTCTTCGCCAGACAGCATTTAAAGGCGATGCCAGCGATGCGCAGTTCATCGCATTGCTGATCGTCGCCAACCAGTACGGCCTTAATCCGTGGACGAAAGAAATTTACGCCTTCCCTGATAAGCAGAACGGCATCGTTCCGGTGGTGGGCGTTGATGGCTGGTCCCGCATCATCAATGAAAACCAGCAGTTTGATGGCATGGACTTTGAGCAGGACAATGAATCCTGTACATGCCGGATTTACCGCAAGGACCGTAATCATCCGATCTGCGTTACCGAATGGATGGATGAATGCCGCCGCGAACCATTCAAAACCCGCGAAGGCAGAGAAATCACCGGACCGTGGCAGTCGCATCCCAAACGAATGTTGCGGCATAAAGCCATGATTCAGTGTGCCCGTCTGGCCTTCGGATTTGCTGGTATCTATGACAAGGATGAAGCCGAGCGCATTGTCGAAAATACTGCATACACTGCGGAACGTCAGCCGGAACGCGACATCACTCCGGTGAACGATGAAACCATGCAGGAGATTAACACTCTGCTGATCGCCCTGGATAAAACATGGGATGACGACTTATTGCCGCTCTGTTCCCAGATATTTCGCCGCGACATTCGCGCATCGTCAGAACTGACACAGGCCGAAGCAGTGAAAGCTCTTGGATTCCTGAAACAGAAAGCCACTGAGCAGAAGGTGGCAGCATGACACCGGACATTATCCTGCAGCGTACCGGGATCGACGTGAGAGCTGTCGAACAGGGGGATGATGCATGGCACAAATTACGGCTCGGCGTCATCACCGCTTCAGAAGTTCACAACGTGATAGCAAAGCCCCGCTCAGGAAAGAAGTGGCCTGACATGAAAATGTCCTACTTCCACACCCTGCTGGCTGAGGTTTGCACCGGTGTGGCTCCGGAAGTTAATGCTAAGGCGCTGGCCTGGGGAAAACAGTACGAGAACGACGCCAGAACCCTGTTTGAATTCACTTCCGGCGTGAATATTACTGAATCCCCGATCATCTATCGCGACGAAAGTATGCGCACCGCCTGCTCTCCCGATGGTTTATGCAGTGACGGCAACGGCCTTGAACTGAAATGCCCGTTTACCTCCCGGGATTTCATGAAATTCCGGCTCGGTGGTTTCGAGGCAATAAAATCGGCTTACATGGCCCAGGTGCAGTACAGCATGTGGGTGACGCGAAAAGATGCCTGGTACTTTGCCAACTATGACCCGCGCATGAAGCGTGAAGGCCTGCATTATGTCGTGATTGAGCGGAATGAAAAGTACATGGCGAGTTTTGACGAGATGGTGCCGGAGTTCATCGAAAAAATGGACGAGGCACTGGCTGAAATTAGTTTTGTATTTGGGGAGCAATGGCGATGACGCATCCTCACGATAATATCCGGGTAGGCGCGATCACTTTCGTCTACTCCCTTACAAAGCGAGGCTGGGTATTTCCCGGCCTTTCTGTTATCAGAAATCCACTGAAAGCACAGCGGCTGGCTGAGGCGATAAATAATAAACGGGGGCTGTATGACTGATTTCACCGGAAGCAATACTCCTGCCGAACATCGCGACAGCTGGCGCACACCACCAGAGATTTTTGCTGCGCTTAATGCAGAGTTCGTTTTTCAACTTGATGCTGCCGCCAGCGAAAAAAACCGACTATGTCGGCTTTTTATCTCACAGGAGCAGAACACATTAACCACTTCATGGCCTGAAGCAATGGGATATGCCTCTGGTTATGTCTGGTTGAATCCACCATACAGCAATATTTCCCCTTTTGTGAAAAAGGCAGCCACTGAAAACAAATTCAGTAGTGTGGGATGTGTAATGTTATTGCCTGCTGACACATCTGTCGGATGGTTTCATGAAGCGATACAAACCGCCAGTGAGGTCAGATTCATCACGGCAGGACGACTGGCATTTATTAACCCACTCACTGAGAAACCCGTCAGTGGAAATAATAAAGGCTCGATGCTCATTATCTGGCACCCATACCCCGTACACACTGCCACTTTACGACCGTTGATCGTGGAGAGTTGATGGCGTTCGGCTCAAGGATTCTTGCCCGTCGGGAGGCTGCATGACAACCACGGAATGCATTTTTCTGGCAGCGGGCTTCATATTCTGTGTGCTTATGCTTGCCGACATGGGACTTGTTCAATGACACCTCAGCAGGAAAACGCCCTTCGCAGCATTGCCCGTCAGGCTAATTCTGAAATCAAAAAAGCCAGACAGCAGTTTCCGGATAAAAACGTCGATGACATTTGCCGTAGCGTACTTAAGAAGCACCGCGAAACGGTAACGCTGATGGGATTCACACCGACTCATTTAAGCCTGGCGATCGGCATGTTAAACGGCGTCTTTAAGGAACGGTGAACATGAAAAGCAAAATCATCAGGGAGCTACAGGCTCCTTTTTTATTGTTCGCATTCATCCTCAAGCGTATTAACCAACAATTCAGGGATTAATGGAAGATGGCAGACATCATTGATTCAGCATCAGAAATCGAAGAATTACAGCGCAATACAGCAATAAAAATGCGTCGTCTGAACTACCAGACTGTATCCGCAACTCATTGTTGTGAGTGTGGCGATCCGATAGATGAGCGAAGACGCCTGGCTGTTCAGGGTTGTCGGACTTGTGCAAGTTGCCAGGAGGAGATCGAACTTAAGAACAAACAATGGGGACTGTGATGGCCTCAAAGCAGCAAATTTCAACATCGTCCAACTGAGGTGTAAAAATGTTCAGAATCATTTTTCCTAACACCTGGTACGTCGACCACCACGGCACTCCCTGCAAAATCCTGCGTTCTACCCACAACAAAGTTCACTACATCCGAAAAGGCAGAACATGTATCGCCAGCATGTTCCGCTTTAATCATGACTTTGAACCTGTGAATAAAGCTGATGCAGATCGGATAGCAGAAGAGATCGAAACGGCAGAACACATTAAGAAGTTACGTGACATGCGTTCAAAAAGCAGAGGTAACCATGGAATCATACAGCCTCACACTCGATGAGGCCTGTCAGTTTCTTAAGATATCCAGACCAACCGCCACCAACTGGATACGAACAGGCCGCCTACAGGCAACACGTAAAGATCCAACCAAGCCAAAATCTCCTTACCTCACAACACGGCAAGCCTGCATTGCGGCGCTTCAGTCTCCGCTGCATACTGTCCAGGTGAGCGCGGGTGATGGCATAACAGAGGAAAGAAAATGTCACTCTTCCGCAGAAATGAAATATGGTATGCCTCGTATTCGCTCCCGGGCGGGAAACGAATTAAGGAATCTCTTGGCACAAAGGACAAGCGGCAAGCTCAGGAGTTGCACGACAAGCGAAAAGCAGAACTCTGGCGAGTAGAAAAGCTAAGGGATTTACCTGATGTCACTTTTGAAGAGGCCTGCCTAAGATGGCTTGAGGAAAAAGCTGATAAAAAATCTCTCGATTCAGATAAAAGCCGGATTGAGTTCTGGCTTGAACATTTTGAGGGTATAAGGCTTAAAGATATCTCGGAGGCAAAGATTTACTCTGCTGTAAGCAGAATGCATAACAGAAAGACGAAAGAAATATGGAAACAGAAAGTTCAGGCCGCCATCAGGAAAGGTAAAGAACTGCCTGTTTATGAACCAAAGCCAGTATCAACTCAGACAAAGGCAAAGCATCTTGCCATGATAAAGGCCATTCTCCGTGCTGCAGAACGCGACTGGAAGTGGCTGGAAAAAGCGCCTGTCATCAAGATACCAGCGGTCAGAAACAAGCGAGTCAGATGGCTGGAAAAGGAGGAAGCAAAACGCCTTATTGATGAGTGCCCCGAACCACTGAAATCTGTCGTCAAGTTTGCGCTGGCAACTGGTCTGAGAAAGTCGAACATCATAAATCTGGAATGGCAACAAATCGACATGCAGCGACGAGTTGCCTGGGTGAATCCAGAAGAGAGCAAATCAAACCGCGCCATTGGTGTGGCGCTGAACGATACCGCCTGTAAAGTGTTGCGTGATCAAATAGGCAAGCATCACAAATGGGTGTTTGTACATACCAAGGCGGCTAAGCGAGCAGATGGAACATCAACGCCTGCGGTCAGGAAGATGCGCATCGACAGCAAGACATCATGGCTATCAGCTTGTCGTCGTGCAGGAATTGAAGATTTCCGTTTCCATGACCTCAGACACACCTGGGCAAGCTGGCTGATTCAGTCAGGCGTCCCATTATCAGTGCTTCAGGAAATGGGCGGATGGGAGTCCATAGAAATGGTTCGTAGGTATGCTCACCTTGCGCCTAATCATTTGACAGAGCATGCGAGGAAAATAGACGACATTTTTGGTGATAATGTCCCAAATATGTCCCACTCTGGAATTATGGAGGATATAAAGAAGGCGTAA